AAGAACTCTTTGGCAAGATATCGCAAAATAATCATTACGTAGTTAGTTTTTCTTCACTTAATAATGTAATTACAAATCACATTAGTAGAAAGTTTAGAGTTACTGATACCAGATCTTTTGTTTCTAGAAAAACTGGTATTTTGTGTTCAGAGGCATCACTACCAACCAGTGGATATGCCACTGCAGAAGTGAAGGGTGATTTCATGGGTATTCCTCAGCAGTTTGCTCATACTAGATTATATACTGATGTTGACTTTACTTTTTATATTGATGATGATTATAAAAATCTGAGAATATTTGAGGGTTGGATGGATTTTATTTCAAGTGCTAGTGGACTTAATGAGAACACTAAAACTTATCACCGAAGATTTCAATATCCAGATACCTACAAGTGTGATACAATGTATATCACAAAATTTGAAAGAAATTATAAGAATGAATTGGTTTATCAATTCAGAAATGTTTTTCCAAAGTCTATGACATCTATTCCAGTGTCTTATGGTTCTGCAGAATTACTAAAGGTTAATGTAACATTTAATTATGATCGATATGTTGTAAATCCTGGAACTTATTCTGGATCGAAATCTAATGCAAAACCAATTCAAAAATTAAGTGACGATAAGTCGAACCCTTCAGATACTTCTGTCGATCCTCCCGTTGGTGAGATACTTCCTCCCGCTGGTGCTGGAACTCTGAGAGAATCGAATAGAATTAACACAGAATTTGGGGCTTTGGGGAACTTTATTATTACCTAATAAATAATCACAACTGACATTATAATGGGTTGTTATGCCATTACCAAAGATCAATACACCAACATATGAGTTGGAGTTGCCTTCTACAGGAAAAAAAATTAAATATCGTCCCTTTTTAGTCAAAGAAGAAAAAATACTTTTAATAGCATTAGAATCTGAAGATATGAAGCAGATTTCTGATGGAATTGTCAGAATTCTAAATGATTGTATTTTGACAAGAGGTGTAAAAGTTCAATCTTTAGCAACTTTTGATATCGAATATCTGTTCTTGAATGTTCGTGCTAAGTCTGTTGGTGAAACCGTAGAGGTAAATGTCACCTGTCCGGATGATAATGAAACCACAGTTGAGATGGAAATTGCTATTGATTCAATCAAAGTTCAAAAAAATAAGGAACATAAAAGTATTATCAAATTAGATGATACTTATTCTATGAAGTTAAAGTATCCTTCTTTCGATCAGTTTATTGGAAATAATTTTGAAATTGATAATGATGTGAGTGATGTAAATAAGTCTCTGGATATGATTACATCATGTATTGAAATGGTATATGATAAAGAAGAGAGTTGGAGTGCATCTGATTGTACTAAAAAAGAATTGACACAATTCGTAGATCAATTAAATAGTAAGCAATTTAAAGAAATTGAAAAGTTCTTTACAACAATGCCCAAACTTTCTCATACTATTTCCGTAAAAAATCCAGAGACAGGTGTAGAATCCGATGTTGTTCTTGAGGGATTAGCAAGTTTTTTCAGTTGAGTATGGCTCACACAAATCTTGAGTCATACTTTAAGATTAATTTTGCCTTGATGCAGCATCATAAATATTCATTAACAGAGTTAGAAAATATGATTCCGTGGGAGAAAGAAATTTATCTTGCTTTACTCCAACAATATATTGAGGAAGAAAACCTAAAGGCACAACAACAGAATGGCATTTAGTAGTCCTATTTTAAAATCACCTTTAATAAAAGTAAACAGGAGAAAAATTTCCTCCTCAAGTTTTCGTCCGATTAATAATACAGCATCTATATCATCTACATTAGAAGAAACAAATAAAATCCTTGTAGAAATCCAACAGCAAATTGGTATTGCTTTTGAAATGAGAAATGCAGAAGAGAAAGAAAAAAATGAAAATTTAAAAGAGGAAAGATCTAGAAGAAGATTAAGATTGAGAGAAGGTGCACTAGAGAGTGTTAAGAAGATTGGTGGGGCAATTAAGAAGACAGCAGAATTTGTTGCTAGTCCATTTAAAGGTTTCTTTGAAAAAGTATTGGAATTTATATCATTACTTGGAACAGGTATCGCAGCTAATGCTGCCTTTGGGTGGTTTAGAGATCCGGAAAATCAGAAAAAAATACTAAAGTTTTTTAATATTCTGAAAGAAAATTGGAAAACAATTGCACTTATTGCCGGAGCTTTAGCAGTAGGAGCTCTTATTGCAAAAATAGCTGTAATTGTTGGGGGACTTAAGGGTTTTACTGCTTTTTTACTTAATCCAGCAACTTTAGCGGCATTAACACTTTTAGCCGCTACTGTATCCGCAATGACAGGAAAGTCTCAATCAGAGATGATAGCAGGTATTCTTGGTGATGGTGATGATACGCAAAGAAAAAAATTAATAAAAGGTCTGGTGCAATTAAGAGAAATGGACGATGATCAACTTAAAAATTCTAAAATAACAAATGATCCGATTGGATTTAGAAGAGAACTAAGTGAATCAATATATTTCTTAAAGACCGGAGAGCAAATTAGATATGGTTTTAATTTTCTTAAAGGTCCAAAAGAATATGCAGATGAGGCAAAATTTGTAGAAGGATTGGACTTTGGTGATTTTAAAGATGTTGGTGCAAGACTTCAAGGAATATTTGATACAACTGGAGGAGCACCTACCGTTAAGAAAAGGGAAATGGGTGGTCCTGTGATGTCAGGAAATACATATTTGGTTGGAGAAAAAGGTCCAGAACTATTTGCACCAAACATTGATGGATCTATTGTCAATAATATGAGGACTGAGAAAATTTATGAAATGATATCTTCCAAAAATGCTGGTAAGATTAACTTTGTATCGATGGAACTTCCTCCAAAATTTATGAATAGTGGAAAAAATACTTCTACCGAAGAACAACAGGAAATTCCTATTCCTACGATATCAGCAGTCAATGGAAGTAATCCATATATGAGTATAACTCCAAATGTCTATGGGATATACGTATAAGATATGGAACTCACTCAAGTAAAACAACTTAAACTAAATGTAAGTAATATTAATAGTTTTCTAAAGAAATCTAATAAAAATTATAATGCCATCAAAAAAAGCAATCAAAGAATAATCTCTCAACAAGTTAAGCAGGATAAATTAAAATCAAAAGAAAGAGGTATAGAAAAAAAATCAACATTAGGTTCATCACTAAAAACCATAAAAGATGTTGCAACACCTTCCGAAGGGATACTTGGCAAACTTTTTAACTTTGGAGGAATATTATTAACTGGAATATTACTTAATGCATTACCATCTATAAAAGCAAGAATTGATAAATTTATTGAAGATAATAAGGAACTTTTTGATACGATTGGTGGATTTCTAACTGGAGTAAAAGATGCTGCCGTTGGATTATTTAATTCTTTTACTGGTCCAGAGTCGGAAAAAGGTGCATTTGATGGTTTTGCAAAATTTGGAGAGGATGGAAAATTACTTGATGCACCTGAAGGAGGAGCTCTCAGTGAATTTGTAAAGGTAATTAGTGATCTTGCGCCTATTGTAGAGAAAATAAATGATGCCACTAAAAATCCTATAGTTAGAGCTTTAGAGAGGACTGGATACATTCCAGAAAGATCTTTGATGGATAGAGCAAAAGAATTTGTGACTGGAAAAGGTGCTGGTCAACTGGATAATTATGAAGGAAGAAATTCTACACAATCTCAAACAAATCAACCAGCAACTACCCCATCAGAATTTGATAATAATAAAGATAAACCATCAACCGGACCAATGGATCCTGCTCACGGTGCCGGATCTAATAGTCCTCAAAGTAAAACTGGATTTGTTTCAGGAAATGGTAATACAAATAGAAAAATATTTTTACATTGGAGTGCTGGTAGTCATACTAATGCATATGACGCATATCACTCGATTGCTCTGGGTGATGGTAGTATTGTTCGACATACTCCATATGATCAGAATAAGTATGCTCATACTGCAAAAGCAAATACAGGTAGTGTCGGATTGGCAATTGCTGCAATGGGAGGTGAAGGTGTTGGTGAAAATAATTTTGGAGCATATCCTCCAACAAAGAAACAACTTGATGCCATGGTTTATGAAGCAGCAAGACTTGCTGTTGATTGGGGATGGTCAGAGGCGACAGTCGATTCAAATGTTCGTACTCACGGAGAATGGGAAAGGTATGCAACAAGAAATAATATACTTTCCGGAAGACCTCAAAGATGGGATGTAGATAAGTTAAGGCAATCTGATCCAAATGTAGATACGAGTAAGATATTAAGTGGTGGTGGAAATGAACTTCGTGAAAGAATAAAAGCAACTTTCAGACTAATAAAGCAACAACAACAAAAATTAAAAAATGCTACCTCCACTTCTATTACTCCTGCTTCAACCCCTGTTGCAGCACAAATATCAAGACCATCAAATAATAATAACAGGTTAGCATCGTTAAATAGTTCTATGGGTGAAGATGGTTCAATAACCTATATCTATGCAGTTCAACCGGTAATAACATAATAAATGGCAAACGCAACATCCTCCTCAATTTACGAAAAGTTATCCATCATTAAAAATGATAGGGAAGTTAGTCTTGAGGGAAAGACGACAAGTTTTGATTATTATGAAAGTTTGCTTTCGCCAAACATTACTGCAACAATGACTTTTCTTGATACTGGTAATGCCATTGAAGATTTAAATGAAGGAAAGGGAAGAAGAGGTACAATTTATAATTCACTACCAATCACTGGTGGTGAGTCTATTAAATTTAAAATATCATCTAGACTTGGTGTTCTGGAAAATACTCTCAAGGTAAATGCTGCAATAAATTTAAATCAAGAATCTCAAAGAGAATCTGTTGCACTGAGTTTAGTTTCTAAAGAAGGATTAGAAAATCATAATATTGTAAGTTCAGAAAAACACAATGGAAATATTGGTGTTTCAGTAAAAAGAATTTTAAAAAATAAATTTAATCTACGAGATAGTGATATAGATGTTGATGAAACATCAAATTCATATTCTTTTACTGGGAAGAATGATACTCCATTTGACTTAATGTTGTATCTTGCATCTGTTTCAAACGCACCAAGTCCATCAAATCCAGGATATTTTTTCTATCAAACAAAGGAAGGGTATAAATTTAAATCAATTGATAAATTGATAGTTCAAGAACCTAAAGGAAAATATGTTTATTCCGGTGCGATAAGAGCATCAACTGTAGAAACTTTAAATGATAATAAAATTATAAAATTTTCTATTGATAAAAATCAGAATGTTGTGAACGCAATGAAATCTGGTGTTTATGAATCAAGAAACATTTTTTATAATCCATTAACACAAGAAGTATCTGATAGAGTATACAGACTCAAAAACAATCAACTAAAAGTTTCTTTAGGAAGAGATATAGATTACTCTCCAGTAGAATCAAATAATAATTACTCAAGAATTCATGAACATATATTAGATGTTGGATTAAATAGTTCTGGAATTTCTAAATCTATCAATAATGATCCGAGAGATTATCTTCCTCAGGCATCAATGAGATATAATCTTTTAATGAGTCAAGTTGCGAACGTGATGATTCCATGTAATCCAAATTTAATGGCAGGTGATGTTATAGAATGTAATTTTGAAAAAATAACAACGTCCGAGAAAGAACTTGGATTTTTAGATTTTAATCAAAGTGGAAAGTATTTGATTTTAAATCTTTGTCATCATTTTGATCCTCAAAGATCATATACAGCATTAACTCTCGTTCGTGATTCTTTCGGGATATATACTAATAAAAATAAAAACTAATGTTAGGTAATTTAACAAAAGAACCAATAATTCCATTCATAGGAACTGTTGTTAAATTTGATGATCAAAAAGAACAAGTTCGTGGTGGTGGGCACGGATGGAGATATAAAGTTGCCATACATCAATACTATAACCAAAGCACTGCTGAAATTTCTGATGAAAATATTGAATATGCGATAGCAATGCTTCCTCCTACTTCTGGGTCTGGAGGAGCAGCAAGAGGTCAAAGTTGTAGAATATCACAAGGTGATGTGGTTTATGGGCATTTTATTGGGGGAAAAAGAGGAATACCACTGATATTGGGTGTATTTGGAAGAACATGTGAAACAAAGTACGGAGAGGGTAGATTTGATTCTAAGACTGGTTTTTATGAAAATCTACAACCAAAAAATCTCTTAAAAAGACAGGAAACTAATCAACAATCTGGTTTATGCTTTCCTAAATCTTTGCCAACTAATGATAAATCCAAAAAAAGGGTAACTCCACAACAATAAATATGAAGCATAAGGAGGTAAATTAATAAATGTCAAAAGACTTATATACTCTTGCCGCAATTGCCGCATTAGAATCTGGTAGCCCTCAAGGACAAGCTGATGTTGCTCAGTCTGTTTACAATAGACTTCAGGATAGGACTTATGGTTCATCAATTACTGATGTTTTAACCAGAAAACAACAATATCAACCAGCATTTATAGATCCAAGTGCAAGCGAAGGTCCAGGAACTGCAGTATCACCAGAGTTTACGGCAATCACTGATGAGAACACTGCTGTTACAGCAATGGCATCTTATTATAGGAAGAGAGAAATATCAATTTCAGAAAGTTCTATTAGACAGCAACTTAGAGGTTCTGTTGCTGCGATACAGAATCCAACATATCAACAGAATGCAAGAAATTTTGTTGGAAATAGAACTGAGTTTCGTGCTCCCGGTGCTGCTCTTGATGATTCTACAGTAACTCCAGTGTGGAGAGGTTCTACTGCCGATAATAGATTAGGTATTCA